TATGCCGCGGGTTACAAAAAGGATATCGACCTTGAAATGTTGGATCCAACAGGAGTTGTGGTTGAGAAATGGATTCTTTACGGAACTTTCTTAACAGACGTTAACTTCAACGCTTTATCATATTCTCAAGACGCTTTAGCAAACATTACAGCTTCTTTAAGAATGGACAGATGTGTACTTATCTATTAATACTTTATAAAAAGTAAAGTCAGTTTATATTTAACCGTGAGGACAAAACCTCACGGTTTTTTTTATGGATAATCAAACAGCGCAATACGCACAACAGAATTTATCGTTACCCCATGACGTGGTACCTTTACCATCAGGAGGTGTATTTTATAAAAGCAAAAAATCTACGGTTAAAGTAGGATATCTTACCGCAAATGATGAAAACATCTTGATGGGTGGATCAGACGATTTAACCATGGCATTGGTTCGTGCTAAATTATTCGAGCCAGACCTTAGACCTGAAGAACTTTTGGAAGGGGACATTGAGGCAATTCTAATCTTTTTGAGAAACACGGCTTTTGGACCTGAAATGGTTGTCAATGTTACAGACCCTAAAACAAATCAACCATTCCAAGCAACTGTGTTGTTAGATGAGTTGAATATAAAAAAAGGATCGAAACCAAACGAAGAAGGTTTATTTGAAACAATATTACCTGTGTCTGGTGCATCAGTCAAATTGAAACCATTGAGTTTTGGTGACTTAGTCGAACTTAGAATCATGGCTTCGAAATACCCTGCAGGTCGACCAGCACCAAGAGTAACTTGGAAACTCGAGAGACAAATTGCAGAATACAATGGAACTAAAGACAAAGGTGAAATTGCTCGAGTAATCAATACAATGTTGATTGCAGACTCTAAACACATAAGAAAGTTTTTGGATGACAACGAGCCAAAATTGGATATGGAAAGAGTTGTAATTACCCCATCAGGAGATAGACTAACGGTTAACGTTGGTTTTGGGGTGGACTTTTTTCGTCCTTTCTTCTGATTATAGAAAAATACAAACTGAAGAGTTTTATTATTTAAGTTCTTTATTACACATATCATATCAAGATTTTCTTATAATGCCCGTCTTTGTTAGAAAGTTTTTACTCGAGAAGTGGATAGAAGAAAATAACAAAGGGACCTAAAATTGGTCCCTTATCTATTTATATTAAAACCTATAGATGCAAAATTTCGATGAAAGAGAAAAAGTAGGAAGTACAGAAGAAGCTCTGAAAGGGTTCACACAAATTGGAACCGAGATACGATTGAACCTCGAGCAAATCAATGCTCTTGCTTCCCAATTGAACAAACAGTTTGGGGAAACTCGTGAAAGAATTGGGCAAATAGAAGGGACACTAAGAGATGTTGAACCATTTTTCAATACTTTTGGAAAAACAGCGAATGAAGCTGCTTCCTTTCTCAGTCAACTTTCAACAGAAACCAAGAAAAATGTAATTGCTTCTTCTGATGCATTGAAAGAATTATTAGAAACCTCATTGGTAATAGGACAAGAACCAGAAAGATTTGTTGGACCTTTAACCGATGTTGGTATTCAATTTGGAAATATACAAGAAAATTTAGAAGAATCGGTCAAATATGTGAGAAGTATTGGAATGAATACTCAAGAAATCATGGAGGATGTTGTCCGTAACTCATCGATGATGAATGAATATAATTTCCAAGGTGGAGTTGAAGGCCTTACTAAGATGGCTGCTCAATCTGCTATGTTAAGGGTTAATATGAACGCAACCGCAAGTCTTGCAGAAAAAGTGTTTGATCCTGAAGGTGCTATTGAGGTCGCCTCGGCAATGCAGAGACTCGGAGTTAGTATGGGAACACTGTCTGATCCATTTGCATTAATGGACGCGTCAATTAATGATCCAGCCGGTTTACAAAAATCAATTGCAGACGTTGCTGCTAGGTTTACTGTTTTTGATGAAAAGACTAAATCTTTCAAAATAGATCCAGGTGGAATAAGACAATTAAAGGAGATTTCTAAGGCAACCAATGTTTCTTATGATAATTTAACTAAGATGGGATTAGCGGCGGCTAACTCTGGTGAGATTATGAAACAAATTTCATTTGCTGGTAATCTTAGCGAAGAAGATAAAATGTACGTTGCTAATCTTGCTGAGATGAAAGGAGGTGATTATACCATCAAAGTTAAGGATGAGAAGGGGGAAATGGTTGATAAGAAACTGACTGATTTGAATGAGGCTCAATTGAAAACGGCAATCGAAGCGTCAAAAAATGCACCCAAATCTATGGAAGATATTGCACGTGCTCAACTTAGTGCTGGTGAAATTGCTGCGGGAAACCTTACAGCCATCAAAAATACTGTAGTTGGAGGAATTGCAGATACAAAAGGTATCAGGGATCTTCCTGAATTGACACGAGGTTTAACGGACACCGTGGCAAGCTCTTTGAGAGATTTATTACCTAAAAAGGATCAAGTGACAGGTGTGACTAACGAAATTGCCGAAAAATTTGGTAAAAATCTTGTTGATGTTTTAGAAGGTAAGAAAAGTTTTGAGGACGTTGGAAAAGAAATTGTTGCGGGTCTGAAGGACAAAGGAATTCAGGCCGGTGAGTATATGAGTACACTACCGAAAACATTAATGGAAAATCTCCAAGAAAAAATAAAAGAAGGTAGTTTAGCTAATACTGAAATTGGAAAAAAAATAACAGAAAGTTTAAAAACAGCTGATCCAGATAAAAAAATAAAGCCAATAACTAACGTTTCTCAAATAGGAAAACAAATTGGTGGAATAAAGACTGCAAATGTTAATCAGAATGTAAAACACGATGGAACTATCACAATCAAGGTTGATGTGACAGGATCACCAGACGACCCTGAGTTTTCAAAGAAATTAGATAAAGTATTTAAATCAGCAGAATTCCAACAATATCTATATCAAGCTGTAACAAACCAAGCTCAATCAGCAAATGGGAAAACAATACCCCTTAAGATGTCAAAATAAAAATACCTCTCAACCTATTTATAGAAAAAACATTTAATGCCTAGTCCACTAGATTTCGGAAGTACAGAAGCGTTTAGGAAAAAATTGTTCACGAGAAATTTGAAGCCATATTCTTTGGCTCCTTATGTGGACCCAAATCAGGTTGCCTACCCTACAGTACTTACAGATTCTGCAGTTGTTAACGCGGAACCCGATCCTTTTGAATACGGTATTGCAGTCTTTAACGACAGAGCATCTAGATTCAATGTTTACGCACCCGACACACCTTTTCAATACAATACACAAACGGTAATTAAAGAATCTCAGTTCGAACCATATCCAAACTTTGATGCATCTTTTTACGAACCCGTTGACATTCTTTTTAAACCTGATCCATTAGGTAGTAATGGTCTTTTAAGTTCCGATTCATTCATCGCTAAGTTGGGTGCGGTACAATTGAAAAAGGCGTTCGAGGATAGAATTGCCACGGAGATTTATCAAAGAACACAAGCCAGAATTAACTTATTCAACGCTAGTAGTGGAAGTAACTTGTTCGGAGTTCTTACCAATAGGATACCTCTAATTGAACCAAATTATCAAATTACAGTACCAGCAAATCCAATATTTGCTGCTGTAGATTTAGCACAAAGATTATCAGGAACCTATTTCCCTGTGTCACCAATACCTGGTTCATATTGGGATACTGAGATAAGGTTAGGACAACCCACAACAATTCAACAAATTGAAAGCGCTTTCAATTTCGTTACACAAAGTGGTGTAGGAAGATTCTTCGCTAGATTGTTAGGATCAGATTCTGGATCGCAAAAGTTTTTGAGTAATACCGGTGCAGGACAAAAAAGTGTTTTATTCAAGAATATAGACTTCAACAAATACAAACCTGATTACGATAGAAATTTTGTTGATAGATTAGGAGGAGCGATTGTTGGTGGAAGAGCAAATAGTAGTGATTACTATGTAGGATCGAGAACTTCAGATCCTGGTATGATATTTTCTCCAATAGGAGAAATACCAACCGATGAGTTTGGTAGGTCAGTTCAATCACCCGTATATGGACCAAGTGAACTTGCAAAACTTTATGAAGGAGTTGAACAAAGTCCAGGTTTGGGTGCGAACGGAGTTCCATATGTGGATGGTGGTGGTATTGAAGGAGGGTTTACGTGGGTTTCACCGAAATACAAACAGAATGCAGGAAGATATGTGGGACCAGGTGGTAAAGAAATGGGAGAAGACCCTGACTTTGCACCTTCGACATATAACGATGCTCAATCTACAAATTATAAGTTTAGAACAGGGTCGATACTTGATGACACACAAAGAATAGTTGATAGTCAACCACCAGGTAAAAAAAGATTCGAACACGTTGGTAATGCCATAGATCAAGTAAGTAAAATTTTTAGTGATGGATACACCGAGATGACTAAGGGTTCAAGAGTCATTTCATATGTTGGACCAATAGGAAATGAAGTAGGTGCTGAGTATTGTAGAGTTTTTACCAAAGACACTCCTTTCTTACAATTTAATGACCTTCAAAAGACAGACGGTATGACAACAGAGGGAAGAAAGTTTTCTTACTCTGTAATGGACAAGACATATAATTTAAACATTGCACCAAATAGGAGAAATGGAGGTCAAGACTCCACAAATTTAATTGGTACCGGCAACAATGCATACGCCAAAAAATACATGTTCTCTATTGAGAACTTAGCTTGGAGAACTTCAAAAATGTTCGAAGACTTAGCGGATTGTGAGAAAGGACCAAATGGTGGTAGAGTTATGTGGTTCCCTCCATATGGTTTGTCAGTAAATGAAACAGTAAGTGCAGGATGGAACCAATCAGAATTTTTGGGAAGACCAGAGCCAATCTATACATATAAGTCAACATCAAGATCAGGAACTTTGACATGGAAAATAATTGTTGACCATCCTTCTGTATTAAACTTAATTGTTAATAAAGTATTAAAGGATCAAACAAGAAAAAATGAAATCGATGGTATAATCAATTCGTTCTTTGCTGGCTGTAGAAAATATGACTTGTATGAGTTGGGGAAAAAGTATGCAACTATCGAAAGATCTGATTTGTATGAGATACAAAGAATGTTAACAAATCCTGCGGTTACCAAAGAAGAAATAATCGAGGCTAATAATCAAATTAACGTTGGTATACCATCAGTAGGGGGTAATACTACAAACCAACCAAACAACAACACAACGCCAGAACCATTCAATTGGACACAGTATTACAATTACGGTTACTATTTCGAAAATGATATTCCTAAGGGAAGTGACGAAAACTATGGTCCGTTATACGACATTTATACATCACCATCGAATCAAGAAAAATATGCTAAAGAAGCAACAGCACCAAATTTAAAACCTGACCCACAGGCTAAAACCCAGGTTGCAAATATGTTTTCGAGCGGTGTAATTGGTAATTTCAATGTGTTGAAGATCGGTGGAGAGTTTTATAACAATCTTTTAAAATTTCTTAAGGAAGATTATTCATTTACAATAACGATAGTGGGTTCTGCCTCAGCTCCTCAGACACAAGCTTACAACAAAAGTTTAGGTGACAGAAGAACTAAATCTGTGGCTGCGTATTACAACAATGACAAAGAGTTAAAACAATACGTGGGAAGTAAATTAGTTTTCAAAACAGAATCGGAGGGAGAAGATGCAAGAGGAGTTCAAGTCAAAGGATTAGATACCAATTCTATCAATTGTACTGATGGAACTGACGTTGCTAAAAAAGATATCTATACAAGAAACGCCATGGCGTGTAGAAGAGTAACTATTAAAAATATTACCGTTACACCTCCAACAACACAACCACCTCAACAAAATACAAGCAGTGAGACATCAATAGCGCCTTCAACACCACCTGGAACTGTTCCAACACCTATACAAGGAGGAAGTCAAACAAACATAACAGGTCCAGTTGAAACAATTACTCAAGTTCAAAGAGATAATATCACTAAGAGAGTGTTAAGAAAATTATTATCTGAATGTGATTATTTTGATATGATCAAAGAAGAGACACCGATGGTTTTTGATAACTTAAAAGACAAGTTACAGTTCTTCGATCCCGCCTTCCATTCTATGACACCTGAGGGACTCAACAGTAGATTAACTTTCTTACAACAGTGTATGAGACCTGGTGAGAGTATACCGACAATTAAGACGGTAAACGGTCAATCTGTGGTACAATACGATGTCGCGGTTAACACAGCCTTTGGGGCACCTCCGATTCTAATTTTGAGAGTCGGTGATTTCTTCAATACTAAAATCGCACCTAACTCTCTATCGATTACTTATGAAAACTTAGATATAAATCCTGAGGGTA